ATTGTTGAAACGCCCAAAGCTGAATTGGAACTACCTGTGTTGGTAGAGCCAGTTCGTGCAGATGTACCCAAAGATGCGTTAGCAAATACCGCAGCTTGCGCCGTGGCACGGTCAGTCAAAGAAGCGTCAGACGCAACTTTAAACAACTGGTTTGGATTGTCCGCAACAAAAGCTTTTACGGGATAGTTTGTATCTACACTTACGGAACCGGAACCGGGCCAGTAGTTTAGAAACACAGGTTTTTTCTGTGTAGAGTCTTGATATTCTACACCCATCAGGACACCTAACGCAGGAGTAGTACCACCATTGGTAGCACCAGCAAAATCAACAACACCGTCGGACGTAGGGGTTACGAGACCGTATTGAAAGATTGCGTTAGTGTTGTCAGACGCGATTTCGTACTGGGTTACACCAGTAGAGTTTGCACCCGAGCCAACAAGACCGATAGGACGAAGACCATAGGCAGTGTTTTGATTTGCCATTTGATTTTTCTCCTAAATAGGAGGCCCTTATTTTCGAGGACCGCCAAAGGTTACACGAGACTGACGATCCGGTTTATGAATCGTCATGGTTGAATGTGCGTTCTCGCGCATCATGTCAGAATCAACAGCTTCCATTTGGTCAGCATTACGCTGCTTAAAGTATTCGGTACGCTCTTGAATTGTTTCGACAGGAATGCGAGCCAGCATTAAACCACCCACTCCAAACACACCCTCATATTTTCCTGATTCAACTACCGGGGACTCAAAGTCAGGGTATTCGTCTTGACGAACAAGTTCCCAACCTTCGCGCATTTTTGCGCTGATGTTTTTTCGATCATCATATCCGCGCGTTTCCGCACGAATCCAACGATGCTTAAAACCTTCCGGTGCAGGCGGTGCATCCAGCATAGATGGGGGAGCCCACGGCTTACGCTGCGCCGTTTTTTCCCGAGTTTGGTTTGCGCGAGGAGTGCGCTTGATAGAACCGTTTACATTTGTATCTTCGCTCATCAGTCTTACTCCTTAACGTATTTCGCGTATGCTTCTAGCGGCACACCCAATTTCTTCGCGATTGCGACTTGGCTCGGGGTGAGTCGAACCTTTCTCCCACTACTGCGCCCAGAGTTATTTCTAGAAACACCCGCAACCGTCTGGACGGCCCGTCTGCTAGGTGCTTGCGAGGAACCTCCAAACGTGTCAGAAATCCTTCGATCAAGCTCAGTATAGTAGTCATTGCTCGTCGGGTCAAACCCTTCGTCCTCAACAAGCTTTTTGTGAATCCCAAAAGCCGCAAAAGTCTTAGCGTCATCCTGACCAAACCACTCATTGCGCCTCGCCCATTCCTCGGCTTTTGGATCAGGGCGTTTGACCTGTGGGGCCGCTCGTTGCTGTTGCTGCAAAGGCTGTTGAACCTGCGTTTGTTTCTGACGCTCTTGAGCCTGCTTTGCTTGAGCCGCGCGTTCGCTCTGAGAGGTCAAAGCAATCATGCGTTTGTTTGCTTCAACCGCCGCTTGAGTATCGCCCATTTCCATTGCTCGGGCGAACTCAGACTCAGCTTGCGACATCTCGTTTTGAACACGGTTGCTGTATTCTGCAACATAACTACTGTCCAAATTAGAAAAACGCTGCTTTAAAGTTTCAGCTTCTTGCTGAACTTGCTTGGCATAGTTGATAGCTTCGTTTTCGCGACGCTCCGCTTCACGCATTTTCTTAGTCAAACGATCAATGCGTTTCTGCGTCGCATTATCTGCTTTTTCAAACTGGTCCGAAGAGGCAACCTCTACACCAGAATCTTCAACCTCGGGGGAATCTACTTCCACCTCAGTGTCTTCGTCGGACGCAAGGTCCAGTTCAATTTGGTCTTCAGCCATCTATTCTCTCCTAATAATGCAATACGTCTGAGGGTTCCGATATTCGGGCCAATATTTCGTCGTCGTTCAAAATACTCACGTTACCGCCGTCAATGGCAAAGCGAGAACCCGCATAACGAGCAAACATGACCCAATCACCTTGTTCACACCACGGTCCGTTTGGAAACTTTTCAGTATCCTTGTAAGCAAGCTCGCCTACCTTCAAAACGTAACCAACTTGAGTGGAAACCTCTTGCTGACTTACCGCAGCTTGCGGCAAGTAAACACCGCCCTCGGTCTTTCCTTTTCCCCGATACGGAAGAATTAAAAGACGCCACCCTGTAGGTGTGGGCATTTTTTCTAAGAGAGAAGCACCAATGGAGTCTGGGTTTAAAACCCTTTCTTCGGGTGCGGCATATGCCTCGGAGAGGCTGGCGACCGCTTCTTGAGCGGCCTCTAAATTAACTTTAGTCAACAGATTGCTCCTGTTTATCTAGCAGGCCCTTGAGTTCCTGTTCCACATGATTCAGGGCTTCTAAGTTCCCTATGAGCTCACGATATTGCTCCATAGACTTGACGTTGTTGTACTGCATTAAGTCAACAATGGCATGTCTTCGTTCTCTTATCATGCGAAAGACGGCTTCCGCAATGAATATCTCATCCATTCTTATAAACTCCCACTTTATCTGATACAGACACTAGCGAGATTCAACAGAAAGGCAAGAGTGTTTAATCCTCCATTAACTCAAAGTGAGGCGCATCGATGAATGGACGACGGCCCTGTGAACGACGTAAGTCTACATACTCGTTCATAGCCTCTTCAGCCGTACCTGCATAAGCACCAAAATCGTCAATATGCCAAGCCGCGCCCCAGCGAAGTTTAACACCGCAATCCTTGGCGGCGGACTTCATGGCGTCTGCGATCTCATCATAGAGATTCAACTCCCAGCGGCCCCCGTCAATATATGCCATTAAATCAACGGCATAACCCCCAAGATGCTTGCTCTTCATAGTCTGCGAAGCACCTTTCGCGACCAACGCTTCCTGCTCCTTGCGGGTTCTTAGTCCGCAAATCACGCTGAAGTCCTGTTCGCTAATTCCGATAGCCATGCGAACAACGGCCTGCAAAGCGGGATCAACCCCCTCCAGTTTTTCGTTGCTGCGGTTTCCCAGTTTGTATGTCATTTCATACCACCTTTCATGTCCAGAAGGCCGTTGTGATCTCGGCCAATATACTTCAAATCTTTTTCGACCAACGCAACTCTTTGCTGCAACGCAGTAACTTGTCCGATGGAGTTAGCTAAGTTAGCTAGTTCATCCCAGACCTCATCAAGGTCATCGAAAGCGTATTCGATTTCCATTGCATTGTCTTGGACATCGCGCTTTAGATTGATGTTGTCTTCGATAGCCATGCGTGAGCCGATTTGACCTACCGTCTCTTCAAGGCTGGCAATAGTTGCAGCCTGCTGTGATACCCACCACACGCCAGCAGCGAGTTGCACAGCCATCGCTGCCACAAGAGCTACAGGTAACTTTAAGTTTTCCATCATTTCCTCTTGAACAAAGCCTGCGCACCGCGGACACCGAAGCTCGCGCTGATTGCAATACCTAAGCTGTAAAAATACCAATCAGGCGCTTTGGATAGCTGCTCAAAACCACGGTCAACCCAACCCTCTGCACCGGGTATGAAGGCCAGAATAAGCGGGATTGACAGCACAATTACGAACCATTCGTCTTTCCAGCTTGATTTCGCGCCTTCTGCCATGATGCGCTCCCAATCGGCAACGCTCGTATGTTCAGATAGCATAATCTTTGCCTTGGCTTCTGCCTCGGTCAGCTTGAGCTTGGCTTCCGCAGCCTGCTTAGTAGTCTTTGCGTCCAGCCAACCTCCGGCTAAGTTAGCTAAGGGACCTATAAGCGCCTGTATCATTTGTCTACCTCATACTCTACCTTCGATGATGAAGCTGTGCTCGTCACCGTAGTCTTAGACTCTTTGCCCATCCATATGCCAAAGCACCCCGTAAGAGCCCCCATACAGACGCTTACAAGCCCTGATTGAGCAACGCTGGGATCATCTAGCCCCATGAACCAATGTACCGCTTGATACGTCAGCACAGTCACCGCCAACATCATCAACCGTGGAAGAACCTTCCAATCATCAAGTATCGTGTGTGCCATCTTCTAAACTCCTTGCGTACTCTACAGCATATCGTTTGTGGTGGGTTATTATAACAACTTTTCCGTTTTTGTCATATACAACGTAATCTCCACGTTTATTTCGGTATAACCTCAAAGCAATACACCGTTGTTTGGCTCGTAGTTATCAAGACTTTTGCATCCTCAAGAGCTTCTCTACACTCGTTCTCAGTGGTAAACTGATTGAGTTGATAGTGTTCGATATTGTTGTTCATCACTTGAAACCAGATTAAAAACCACATTACCACTTCCCCTGATATCTGCCCCAATAATAAAGTATAAAAGTTACAGCAGCGGCAGTAGAAGTGGCGATAATAATACCTAAAGTCCACTCAATAACCGCGCGTTTCAGTTCTTCTTTGCGATAAAGCTCTTGTTTACGGACACGCCTCATTTCACCCTCAATAGCCAAGACCTCGTCCCAAGCTGAAGGACCGTAGTTCCATGAAATATAGTCTTTTATTTCCTTACGCATAGCCTCCATCTTTTTGCGCTGTGCAAATATTTCAATAGCACTTTCAGCGTCAGAACCTTTGAAACTGTACCACGGAGGATTTTTGAGTTGTTGTTCAGCGTATTGAAAATCAGAAAATGCAGCCCCCCATTTAGCAAGAGTGCCGCTCATCTCCTGAATGTCTTTTCCAACACTCATTCCTTGCTTAATGATATTAAAAGCAGATGTGGCTAATCCGACTGCTGTAATAGGATCAATCATGTGTCCATGTACCTCGGAGGGCAGTAAGCGTCTGGGTGGACAACGTGCCGTTTATCGTACCACTGGCCGTTCTTTCCGCCCGGTGCGCCACAGTCGTAGTAACAGGCTTTATAGAACATCGTGCCGTAGTTGTTTACGAAAGTGTGTCCGTAACCGACAAATACAAGAACACACCACATTTCACCGTTCCATCAATCGGTCTATTTTCTCTTCAATCCTATCAAAACGAGCGACAATCTGACTTAATGCAGCGGAATTATCTGATTTTGTTACATATTCTTTCGCCATCTCTTCGCGGGTCCGGTTCAAAAGAATCTGCACACGTTTAACTTCGTCGTGCTGAGTCTTAGCCCACCAAACAACAAAGCCTAACGCCGCCGTTAATCCGAAATTCCAAAGTTCCGACATGTCCACCGATCAACACTCGATGTAGCCGCCACCCTTTTTGGCGGCTCCCATTCCACGAGCAACGCCGCGACGGCCCGACATAGACGGAACCTTAACATCCGCAGTCTTGCCATAAGGAATACGCCCTTGGCCCTTAATATCTGCGTAAGGAACCGCTTTTGGAGCGGGACCCGGTGCTGAACCGTTTACCTTTACTTTAGTCATTATTTAGTCCTTTCTGTGGAGTCTTTCGAGATTTCCGCATACCCGGACCTACTTTCTGTGGAATCTTTGGAGATTTCCGCATGCCCGGACCAACCTTGCCCATGCTTTTAGGAGGTCCGTCCATAGCCAAAGTCGCATCAACATACGCTTCAAGCGTATCAAAATCGGTTATTTTTGGTATTTTATTACCCGCGGCCATTGTCTTGTCCTCTCTGTTTTAACAACTCGCGTTGCATAGCACTCTCAATCCGTTTGTCTGTCTGACTTTCTTGACTCGCCAGACGCTGCTGGAACTGCTCGGCCCGCATCTGCTGATTCTGAGCGTCAAGCTGCAACTTCGCCTGATCGATCTGAGAATCCGCCTGCTCTGCCTGAGACTTGATCTCCAACTCTTTCTCCTTCAACTGTACCAAAGGATCGGGTCCCTGACCAGAGACTTGTCCGGAAAGCTGCTTGACCTGCTGCATACCCTCCGCAACAAACTGCGCAACCATCATCTGATACTGCATCTCTTGCTGATCCGCGGGCAGCGGTCCAGCTTGCTGCATCTGAGACATAGCCTGCTCTTCCGCACCAATCTTAACGTGCTCCATAATGTGCTTCTGCATAGACAAAGCAACAGGAGGTAACTGACCAACCATCGGACTCGCGCCAAATACCAAGTGAGCCATGATGTGAGCTTGGTGATTCTGACCAGAAAACGCCTCTAACTTCACGTTGTCCAACGCGTTGATGTTCTCTTGCGCAGGGTCCAAAGGAACCGACTCCTCGTCAGGAACCGCCTTCATTAAACGATCAACATCCGTAACACCCAACGCCTCATACATGTCACGGAAAACTTCGTGCATGTTGTGCATCTCAGGAGCCTGTGTAGCTAACTGCAACTTCGTCTGAGCCAACAAAATCCGCTGAGACTGACTGAAAGCATTCGGATTCGAAACAGGAATAACGTCCACACGGTCATCAAAGTCCGTTGCCATAACCGACTGATCCGCACCCTCAATGCTATAAGGATACTCTGGAGGTAACGTCTCGCTCATAACACGAGCCAAAATCTTGAACTCCTGACGCATCGCATAATGAAGCCGCTTGTGAACAGCACTCATAACACGAGAACCCTGCTCCAACATCGCTATGGTAGTTCCGACGGCCGCGCCCTGATTGCCGTCGCCAACCTTCATATCAGTAATAGTCGCAAACCGCTGACCAGCCTGAACAACAAAACCCAACAACTGGAACAACGTCTGATCCGGTCCCTTGAAAGGCAACGGCATCAAACTGTCACGAATAGCACCGCCCGGAGCGTCAACATCCCTAAACTCACCCGGCTGTAAAGGCTCATCGTCGTCCCTGATCCGCAGGCCGCGGGCCTTGAAACCCGCAGGAAGATTCGACAACGTACCAGCGTCAATCAATTGACGAAGTGAAGATGTAGCTGTGCGCGACAAACCACCAATAGTATGAATCAAGCCAAGCCCGTAAAAACCAAACCCCGGCAAAAACTTGTAATGAACAAAATACTGTATCTTCTTACGCTGCTCATCATCCTCTAAATAATTGCGGCGGACAGACAACACCTGACCGTTATCCTGAGAAATCGTAACAATGTAAGGCAACTTAATACCAGTAGGCTCGCCCTCTTCATCGCGGTCCTCGTAACCCTCCAAATCCAGATCAACATGACACTCCAACAAAGTGCAGTCATAATCGATCTGAGAGCTCTCCATGCCGTTAATGCGGTCCATTTCGGTCCCGACAGAGTCCAAATCTTGCTGAACCGGAGTCACAGGAATGTCTAAATAAAAGCCGCCAACCTGCATCTTGCGCAAATCGTTCAAACCCATGCGAACAACTTGAGTGATATTCGGACAAGTATCTAAGTCAGAAGTCTCGTAAGGAACCACTAACTGCTCCGCAGGCACAAACTTACTGACAATCCGGCCCATAGCCTCGTCAAAGTAAACCTTTTTAAACGTACTCCCCGCCAGCGGTAAATAAAATAACATCTGATCCATGTCAGGAGTGTAATCCTCCATAACATTAGTCAGATAATAATTCATAAACTGACGAACACGCTGCGCTTGAGACGCCTTCTCACGAGTCTCTTCACCCATAATAGCCGTCCGGACAGGACCCGAAGAAGGCAATAACTCATTAAACGCTTGAGCCTGAAACTGAGTCGCAGCCTCCGCTAACAAAGGATGCGTAACGCCGCTTGCACCACGGAAGGGCTGGCTGCGCTCAGAATAACTGAATCCTAATAACTCTAAGCCATTGGAATAAGTATCTTCCCACTCCTGACGAGACGCCTTGTTACTGTCAAACTCGCTAGATAAATCACTGGAAATGCGAGAAAGCTCATAATCCGACAAGTACTCAGCCAAGTTATCGCTAAAATCACCCTCCATGTCACCCAAAGACGAACTCGGGTCAAAATCAACGGTAACGTCGCCGTTGTCCTCCTCAATGATCTCAATCTCAAGACCATCCGAACCTACGTCAGAAGCCATCAAATAAGGGTCAGCACCAGAATCCGGAACCTCTAACTCAACTTCTGCGCGTAAATCTTCCTCGTCTAACTGACTAGGAACGTTAGTCGTATCCATCAATCCGCCAATAGCCATAAGGCCCTCCGTCAATAATATGATCGCACCTTAACAGATTCTTCTTCGTTTTGCCAATCATCTGTTGGTAACTGGACAAAATTACCCTGACGATACCTCATCAGAGCTTGGGTCATGCTGTCAACCAAATCGTCATGCTCGCCATTCGGAAACGCCGCAACCTCCTCAATTAACTCATCAGCCCACGGCTTGTTTGGAGCCCAAACCATGCCAGACTCAAGCATAGGACTAATAGCATGTACCCGGCTAACCTTGTCATTACCACGACTAGGCGTGAAATTTACAACAGGTATACCAACATTACGAAGCTCATGGGTCAAAGGTAAACCACTCGCCTTCGCCTCAATAATTACAGTGTCGGGGTCCCAAAACTGATACTCCTCAAATGCTATAGACTTCAACTCCGGAAAATCCCAGCGCCCCTTCTTACTATCCAACAAAATTAAATTAGGACCCGAACCACCCTCGTTAGGATAAAAAACACCCCAAGTCGTAATAGCACTAAAGTCACTCGTCTCACGCTTGCTAAAAGCCGTGTCATAACTCTGAATTACATACTCTAACTGAGGAACAACCTCCTTGTCCCAACGACGCCACCACTCCCGAGGAATGATCGCATTCTCCTCACCAGTAGGATTCTGCTGATACTGAGCATTCCACTTGCTCGGAGGTATAGATGCGCGGACCGCGGTTAAATCCTCTAAACTCCAGTACTCAGGCCAACAAGGAGTCTCATCCTCAAAAATAGCAGGTAACTCAACAACCTCCCACTGATCCGATAAAGGGTCCTTCGCCATCGCACGCAATAACTGACCCGTCATGTCCTTCTCAGACCAACGAGTCTGTACCAAAACGATAGAACCACCCGGCTGTAAACGCTGCCGAGGACCACCAGTATACCAATCCCAAGCATCCTCAAAACCATGAGCACTCATCGCCGTCTGCTCAGAATGAGGGTCGTCAATGATAATTAAATCACCACCACGACCAGCCAAATTCGAACCAACACCAACAGCATAATACATACCACCAGCACTCGTGTCCCAACGACCACTCGCCTTACTGTCCGCAGCCAACTTAACGTCAGGGAAAACCTCCTTGTAACTGTCCATGTCCAAAAGGTTCTTAGTCTTCCGACCAAAGTTAACAGCCAACTCCGTCGTGTGAGTCGCCTGAATAATCTTCATGCTAGGGTTCTTGCCCATCATCCAAGCAGGAAACAAAAACGAAGCAAACTCACTCTTCGTGTGCCGCGGAGCCATGTTGATAATCAAACGCTTTAGTTCGCCGCTCGCGACCCGCTCAAGCTTTTCCGCGATAATTTTGTGGTGTCTTCCAGCAATAAACTCCGGCCACTGGGATCGAACAAAGTCCAAAAAGTTTTCCTGACAACCCTCGTTCTTGGCGATTTGGGCGAGCCTCAATTGAAGCTTCAGGGCCTTTTCTTGCTGTGCATGATTTAGGTTAACATTCATCGGGGGACCCTAGTTATTTATGGGATAATATACTGCTTTATAGGATAGTTATAGGCCAAACGAAATTTTATGTAAATATTTGAGAGAAACATGGCCCTTGCCCCCGTGTCGGCAACCCGCGGGCCGCGTCGCGCGGATCGCGTTTTATCGTTTAAAATCATGGTTTTCTGACCCGATATCCGGGGGACCCGGCGCGTTTTCCCCGGCGGATCGACCGCGGATCGCGGACCGATAACTGTCAGCAGCGGGCACGAATTGCGGCCAGCTGGGGGAAAATTGCGGGCAAAATGGATCGGCTGCTGACAGATTTTCTGCGCGCCGGGGGCCAGCTGGTCGATGAAATCGGACATCGATGTCCGTCCGCGGATCTCGGGCCCGGTAGGTTTGGCCGGGGTGCAAGGGGCGAGGCCCGCCTTGTTTAACTATTTTAGATAATCCCTGGCGCTGTGGTACAGCTGGTGCAATTGGATCGGGTGATCGGTCGATAAGATCGGCCAGAGGGCACGAAAAAGCCCGCGCAAAGGCGGGCCAGATCATCAATTGATGGGGTCGCGGATTTAATTGTCGCCAATATCCCCGGCAATGTGATGGCGCAATATGGTGCGAGGTGCCAAGCTTTTAGCAAACCGGGTCACCTTGTCCGCGTCACTTTCATCTTGCGCTTGATCGGCCGTAGCTTCCCAATGCAGCAAAACATTGCCGCCGCTGGCATAGCAGCCGCCGGGGTCGTCGGGGTTGGCCGCCTTCTTTTTGTGGACCCCATGCGCTGTAAATCCAATTACAAAATCACGCTCCAACCGGGCGCAAAGTGGATCGCCGTTGCCGCATTGGGCGCAGCCAAACTTGGGCAGATATTCGGCCGGGCATCGGACAAAGCGCGCGCCGTCACTATCAACAGTTTTGCGGCCGTTCCAAAAATCAAGCGCGACAGTAACCACAACGGGGACATTTATGGCGCGGCTTCTGCGTCGGACATAAAGCGCGGCTTGGGCAATAGTTTTGCAAGAGTAATTTATGACAGTTTTTCCCGGCCCATTTTTCCTAAACCAATGGAACGGCGCAAAGTGGGAATAAGTAAAGGCGATCCCCTTAGTTGGGACGGCATTGGAAAGCGCGTCCAAATATTCCAAATCGACATATGATGCGCCACACCCCGACGGGTTCAATTCGCAGCTGGCCGGGCAAGTTCCGAATTTCTCTTGCGACCCGGCGCGATATGTTACGGCCAAACCTTTAGTTTTTTGGGCGCGGCTTGTTTCTACAGTCTTTAGCATTGTGCATTCTCCATATATGCAAGTTGTCCCATATTATAAAACGAAAAAGGCCCGCCAATCAATAGGGCGGGCCAATCTTAATTTTTAGAAGTTTTTAGCTGTGGGGGTAGCCGTCCGCCTCAATCCCAATATACATTCCGCACCATTGGACCATCACGCTATCATCATGCGTCGGCTCAACTGTCCGACGGAAAGCCAGAAAAGAAACGTCGCGGGTGCTGCCGTGCTCGTGCTGGCCGTCGATCCACTTGCGGTAAAGGGTTTTCGCTTGGGGTTTGGTAAGCCGCATTTTTACACCTCCAACTTAACAGTTGCGTCGCGCAGAACATCGCGGACAATGTCAGCCACTTCTGATTTGTGGTCGTACATATCAAAGCCGACGGCGTCTAATATGTTGTCGCGATGGTCGCTGGCATCAAAACTATCGCGGGTGATTTCTTGGATTTCGCTTTCATAGGCGCTAATGTCAAAATCATTGTCATAATCGAGCATGGCGGATTTTACCGCGGCGTCTATTTGATCGGCGAACAAATTGGCAAAGCCCTCTTTAAAACGATTAGCGTCGGCCAGTTCCGCCTGTAACCGATCCCGTTCTGCGATAAGGTCCATTGCCGCCTTTTGAGCAGCGGCCAAATCCGCCTTCGCTTGGTCTTTATCAACCACCAAAGCATCAACAAAGTTGCCGCGTGTAATAGGCATATTTTCGATTGGGTGTGTCATGGTACATTCTCCAAAATGTAAAGTTGTCGGACGGGAGCCGCCCGATATAAGATTTCTCGCATATAAATTTCTAAAGATCAAACAAAAAAAGACCCGCGCTAAGGCGGGCCAGTTGGGCGGTATATATTGCAGGGATTAGGCGGCGACGCGCTGCCAATCGCGGGCGGACATATTGAGCAGCTGCCCGCCGCGTTGCTGCCATGTGTCAACATCATCAATATCGGCGCGGTGTGACACGGCGGTCACAGCGTTCACAAGTGTGGCACGGGATAGCGGGCGGCTGTTTTCATAGCCAGCCTGACCGATGGTCGCCATAAGGCCATTCAAAACGTCGCTGTTTTCTTTTTTGGTCAGCTGCATCACGCGGCCAAGATTGTTGACAACGTCGGTCACATCGGTGGCCTCGCCTTCGATCACATCAGCAGCTGCGGCGCGCATTTGCTGGCATATATCGTCAAAGGTTTCGCGGCTTGAATAGTGCCCAACCAAATCGCGCAGCTTCAATTCCAAAGCCCGATTGTCCGCATTTTTTGCATCATCGGAAAGAAGGCCCCAATCGTCGCCATCGCGGGCGGATGTGATGTGGCTTGACCGGGTTTTGTTTTGGGTTTGCATCCCGTTCAGGCAAGCCAGCGTCCAAGCGATTTGATAAACTGTGACCGATCCCGCGCCAACTTCTGAATTGCCAAAACCAATCCCGTTTGCCATGTGGTCGCCGACATTAGCACCAGTGCCCAATTGCTCCAAAGATTTTAAACGTAGGTACATCCGCTTTTCTGAAACATCGGCGGACACAACTTGAAACTGTGCCGGGTTATCGATCAGCTGGGGAAGGCAGGCTTCAAGCAAATTGACGTTATCAAAAGTTTTGAATTTGTCCGACACAAAAGCCCGCGCCGTGCCATCAGTATCTAACCGATCATCGGCATGCGTCCGGATCATGCGGCGAGTCGGTTCTTTTTGCCAGATAGCGTTGGTCAAATTGTCGAATTCCCGGGGATAATTAGACTGCAAACGGCGGGCTGTACGGGTGTCGATCCCGGCATGTGTAGCGATTTGACCAAAGGCTGTATCGTTTATGTCAAAACGTTTTGTCGGCACACCCCGGTTGGCCTCAATAACAATCTGGGGTTTGCCATCCAAAGTGGTGGTTTTTTGCAAATCGTTTGTTGGGGCCAGATAATCCGCCGATCTTGCGGCTTGGTCCTGCACTTTCATCATAAGTGCGGTCAGGGTGTTTTTGCTGTTTTCAATATTATGTGTCATGTTTTACATTCTCCAAAAGTAAAAGGGCAGGATAGCCCCGCCCTCTTTCTCGCATATTATCGCATAGACTGCAAGTAAAAACTTTAGAAAGTTTATCTCCGCCTTTTGCGCCGGGGTTTGCTGGCCCTGCGACTAAGCTTGTCATAATCCTTGCCATAGATTAGCCGCCCCAGAAAACTAAACAGAAACATTTTTGCGTCCCCCTTTCCCGTTAACGTGCAATTTATCCTGATCTATAAAATGAAAGTTACCGCCAGTGGTTTTGTAAAGCATACCATCCCCGGTCCAATCTTTTATTAAATTTTGCCGATCCATTAATTTTGCAATGCCCGCCAGTTCTTCTATTTCATCCAAGCTTAGTTTTCGACTGCAAGTTATGTTCATCACGCGGCCTCCAAATCATCGGCTATCTGATACAGGTTTTTTAAACATTTTATCGCCGCCTCATCACGGCCAGCCAGCATCATCATTTGAAACACGCTCAACTGGTGGCGGATTTTTTGGGCAGGGGTTTGTTCTTTCTTATCGGTCATAACCTTCTCCAATTAGTTTACGTCATATAAGCATATGGGATTATATGGGAGAGATCAACTGAAAAACAGCGTTCCAATCAAAAGGGTGTTCGAACGTACCAGCTGCGGAAGTTTTCAAGCCATCCTCTGCAAGGGATATAGCCTGAGACGCTCTGTAAAGGTGCAGGGTGGCCTTAACGTCCGCCCGGGCCTGTTGTTTAACCAAAACCCAACTGCTGCTCTTTTGATGCCTTGTGAGCCACGCAACTTGGTGCGGACTTAGATTTACAGCGTTAGCCTTACAAAACTTTAACTCTACAAAATGCAAGCCGCCGTTCTCATCACAGGCCAGAAGATCAGGAATTCCTTGGCCGACCCAGTTTTCTATCCGGGTCAGGGTCCAATTACGGCGCGACTTGTTAGCGGTCTTGAATTGCCTATACAGACCCGCTTCGTTGGTCATCTTCTGTTGGGGTAATATCGATAACGTCTTCGTCATATCCGCCCTTCAATTCGTTCAACGCTTTCAAAACTTCCTCTTTGCTCATGCTGTCGATACTGCCGTGGCGTATCTCTGACTTGCTCACATAGATGTCGCCTTGGGCTTGACCCCTCCGATACTCGGCTTGAACAGCGGCAGAGTAAGCGCCGTTTTCCAAAGCCAGATCGCGAATTTTCTGGAGGTCTCTAATATGACGGCCATAGTTTATGTCAAACTTAGCATCAAGCTCGGCCCGGTAAGCTTTAATAGCAGCGACCACATGAGGGCATTTATGCGGGTTGGTTAATTCATAGGCTCGGGTATGCGCAGACGTTTCTGGATAACCCGCCCGGATTGCAGCCTCTTTAAAAGTTATCAGGCCATCATTGCTTACAAGCTCTTTTACAAAAAGCTCTTGCTTGCGGGTCAGGCGTTTATCGACCGACATTCTCTTCTGACCCCGGGGGTCACTGCGTGGGCTATCAGGATCGACCAGTTTGTTATGCTTTGGCACTGCGCGCTCTTTTATCAAAAGTGGGGAAGGGATGCTTCCGTATTTGGTTTTCTTAACAGGGCGACCTCTTCTCGCTTTGGTCATGCTATCCTCATTAATTAACTATCAGATAAATCCCTTATATAACCGCTACAGTTATATAGGCCAGAAAAAACTTTTTATAAAAAATTTCCCCCGCCCCCCTTAACGCAATATTGATCTTTCTGGTTACATATTTGTACTTTCTCTGTGTAACCACTTATGTAACCAAATTTATTCTTTATATATATACTGTTAAATGCCAAGTTACATAAGTTACGGTGGTTACGGCTTGAAAACAG